CTCCGCGCGGTCGAGCTCGTCGAGGTGTGCGATCGTGCACAGCTTCCCGGCTTACAGCGGCACGAGCGTCAGCGCGCGGTCAAAAGCGCAACAACTTTCGTATTTGACCCCCGCCGCCCGCCGCCGTTTGGTCGAGTCGCTGTGATGGGCTGGCGCGAACGAATCGGGTTAAGCTGGTTTGGCCGGGAGTTCGACCACCCTTCCTCTCCCGGCTGAAGGCGGCGGCAGGTGCTGCGGGCAAACGGGTCTTCGTCGTCCTCGTTGTCAGGAGGCGCATCGCCGCCGCCTCTCGACCCTGCCGCCGTGGGGCAATGGTTGGCCGGTCTATGGCGGGCGATACCTCGCCGAAAACCTCACGACGATCTGTGCCTGCGTCCAGGCAGTCTCGGGCGCGATCGCGGCATTACCGGCCATGGTCATGCGGCGCGACGGCGGCAACCTCATCGAGTGGGTCGAGCATCCGATCACGCGGCTGATCCGCGACGGGCCGAACGAATTGCAAAGCTGGTCGGATTGGGTCGAGTGGCTGTTGGCCTCGGCCTTGCTGCAAGGCAATGCGCTCGCGGTGATCGAGCGCGACCAGCGCGGCGCGCCGTCGGCGCTCTACCCGATCCCCTGGTGGTGTTGCCAGCCGCAATTGGTGGCGGCCCCGGCGGTCGGCCCTCGCCCGTGGTGCCGAACTCACGGCTCGCATTCGACATCGTGCAATCGGAAGCACCCGTGGCCATTACCGGGCGGATACACCGCGACGGGCGGCGACAACGGCGGTTTTTCCGCCGATGCCGGGCGAAGTGCTGCTGCTGAAGGACCGCAGCGACGACGGGATCCTCGGACGCTCGCGGCTGTCGCGGTCCCCGGCGCGGTCGCCTGCGCGATCGGCGCGCAGGGCTTCTCGGAGGGGGTTTGGGCGAACGGCGCGGTCATCGGCGGCGTCCTGAAACATCCCGGCAAGCTCGGCGACGAGGCGGCGAAGAACCTCGCGCAGTCGTGGCGCGACACTCACCTCGGGCGGCTGCGAAACGCGGGCCGCACCGCGGTCCTCGAAGAAGGAATGACCTTCGACCGGATCGGCGTCTCGCCCGAGGATGCCGAGCTCCTCGACAGTCGCCGGTTTTCGGTCGTCGAGCTTTGCCGGTTGTTCAACGTGCCGCCTGCCGTGGTCGGGGGATTTCGGCGAACAGCAATTTCGCGACGAGCGATGCGGCGATGAAGTTCTTCGCGACCGGCTGTCTCGCGCAGTGGTGTGGCCGCAAGCTATCGTCGGAGTTCCGGCCGCTCGGTGTTCAACACGCCGGATGCGGTCCTCCACTTCGACCTCGAAGGCTTGCTCCACGGCGACTACGCGGCGCATGCACAAGCGCTGATCAATCTCGTGCGCAGCGGCGTCGTGTCCCAAAGACGAAAGCGGCGAGCCGAGCTCGGCTACAACCCTCGGGGCGGCGCGGCGGACACGCTGCGGCCGCAAGCGGTCGGCGGTCGGCCTGATGGCGCGGGCGACGGCGAGGGCAATTCGCTGCCCGATCCGGGCCTGATCGCGGGCGGTCGGAAGCCCGGCAACGGAGCGGCGACGCTGCAATGACCCGGTATTGATCGTCGATCAATATACGGCGGTATAGCGCTCCACATCGGCCACAAGAGGCGGTATGCTCTCGATTCGCAGCTTCGTGCGCGGCGGGGCTCTATCGCCCGCTCGGGGCGGGGCTCGATGTCGCAGAAGAGTGATTCTGTAAAACCCGCAGGAAAGGCTCGCGAAAGTCGTCACAAATCGTCGAGCCGAACCGCAATTGGCAGGCAAGAACATCTCCTCAAAACGGAGCCTTGCGCTTGCTCGATAAGCACGAAGACTCCTTTGGCGAGGGAAGGCGCTGAAGTGGTCGACGAGCACCCAGCAACAACGCTGACGGCAGCAGGCGTCGAGATCGTCAATCAGATGATCGGCGGCACGCCTCCCGCCGCGCTTCGCCGATGCTCGATCGGCTCTGGCAAGCGCTGTACGTAGGCTCGCGCGATCGCTGCCCGGTCACTGGCGCAGAGGTGCTCGGCGAGGCGGTCGTGGCGCTGATCGATTCGCGCGAATTGCGGCGGCGGCTGCGCGGTCTTCCGAATCGCTCGCGAATACGAGATCGCGACGCTGACATGGATCGACGGCAGGGTGTCGCGCTTCCATCCGGATGGCGTCGAACAGCGCATGGCAAAGCCACGCCACGACGCTGACGAGCGCGATCGGCCGCGCCACCTTCGCGGAAGTCGCGCTGACGATCGCCCGGCACGATATCGGCGGTGCACGTCAATGTCAGGTCCGGCCGGGCCAACCGCGATCTCGCAGAAAGGCGGGCGGCGCGTCAGGGCGAGGGCATGATGCCGCTCGTCGATTGGCCGGACGATCCCTTCTCGACGCGGTAGAAGCGAAGAACCGGGCATTCGTCAGCCGCGCGCGATGATGGCGATTATCATCTATTCGGCGCGCCTCAAGGGGCGGCTAAGCAAGCCGATCGAGGATTAGACGACCGCGACGAGCTGCACGACGAGCTCGTCAGGCTGGCAAGACGAGGATGACGACGACCCGGAGGGCGGCGACGATCCGGCCCCGTGTCGCTCGGAGATCGACTGCCGCGAGCTAATCCGCCGGTCTCGGGCTTACGAGGCCACAACCGGACCTCCACGACCCGCAAAAAATGAAACGGCCCCGCCGAGGTTCGAAGCCTCAAGGCAGGGCCGAATTTCATCTGCGCCGTGCGCTACAGCCAAGCAAACGCACGGCGAAGGTAATCCCGTACAGCCCGCATTTCCAGACCCGAGTTTTCGGGACTGCTGATCTGCGCCCGAATTCCGGCGCGGAGACGGCTGTTGCGCGACCTCTCAAACGGGAGCCTCGCCGATGCCGACAGCCGCAAAACGCGCCGCTGATATCGCTAAGGTGCCCCCATGAACGTCGGTTGGAACGGCTACGTGATGGACAAGTGCCCGGCTGGATTTTTCCCAGCCTCAGGCTGCTTGTTATCGACGTTCCGGCGACGGGCGGGGCGATCGCTGGCAAGGTCAGGCGGATCAAGCCGGTTCTCGCGGCGCTGGCCGAGATGGTCGAGGTCGGGCCTTGTCGAACAGCACGCGCGAGCAATACCGGCTGGCCGCGCGTTATGTGCTCAAAACCCGCGACGGCGATCTTCAAGTGACGTGGCCGTGGGGCCAGCGGATCATCCGCACGTATTGGCCGACGAGGATTATACGGGACCGGCCGCCGCCGGGAATTGCTCCGCTACACATGCGGTAGCTGCTTGGTTCGCGGGAGGACCGGCGATGACCGCCGGTCTTCCCGTCGCCCTCATCACCCCAGCGACAATCGCGGTCCTCGATCCGCTAGCCAAGACGGTTTGCGACCGTCCGCCGGTTTTGCGACCGCCACGGCGTCTGTCACGAAAAGACCCAGCGTTATTTGGCCGACCAAGCTGGCCTGCCGCTGACCGTGTTCAATCGGGCGCTGCACCGGGCCGCAGCGCTCGGCATCTGGCGGCTGCTGCCGAGGGACCATTGCCGCCAGCGGGGCACGATCGCGTTCAATCCCGAGCACCTATGGTCACGCCGGAAAACCGGCGGCGGCAGTTTGTGTTCCGCACAGCGGAACACTAAAGGCAAAGCTAGTTCTAAAAAGAAGACTCCCTCCCCGTTACCCCCCCAGCGGGGGGGTCAAGCCGAGCCTGTTTTCGATCAGGTCGAGGAAGGGGAAAGGGGGCGACGGCATCGAGGCCGTGCCGATCGCGGCCACGCCGATCTCGGCATCGAGCGATGATCCGACGGGCCCGGATCAGTGCGTTGACCGCTGCCAGGCGGTGCTGCGCGGCACGGCGACACCCGGCCCCGGCCCCCATGCGAGCGCTGCGGCTCGACCCGGCGCACCCCGTACGGTCAGCCCCGCAAGCCACGAGCGCCACGGCGCAAGCGACGGCGAGAGCAGCGCATCGATGACATGCAGCTCATCGACGAGCTGATCGCGGAAATGTATTTCCGCAGGCCGCAGCCGCCGGGCTACCCGGCCCCTGCCGCCACCCCCGGAAATCCTGCCGCCAGCTACCCCGGTCGCCCACTGGCGGCGGCTCGATGACGGCTTACCGCGACCACTCACCAAGCTTTGATAGGAGGAATGGATGCCTGCCGCGAATGGCTCGCCGAACGTGGATTTGAAACAGATCACCGTGACGATCATGGCCATGCTCGGCCAATACTGGACGAGCGACGAATCGCCGGGATCCGCAAAAGCGATCATCAAGCAAAGGCTCGATGACGTCGGCGAATTCACCGCCGAGATCGTCGAGGAAGCGTGCCGCGAGTGGCGGCAGGGGCGGAACGGCGTCGCCGTCCGCTCTCGGGCGACATCCGCGTGCTTTGCATCGAAGCGCAAGCGAATCGGGCGTTGAAGCTGACGGCCACGGGACGGTGATGACCGACGCGGAGATCGCTGCCGTCGCCGATCAGTGGGCGCAGGAGCACGGCTTTGCCTCGATGGCCGAGATGCAGCGCTCGCCGACTTTCACCGGAGCAAGCATCCAGATCGGCCCCCGGCAGTTCCTGCCGCATCGAGCCGGTCCGCGCCGTCGAGCCGATCATCGTCGCTCAGGTCGCGGCAGCGGCAGCGTCCCCGGCACCGAAAAAGCCCGCCGCCTCTCTGGGTCGTCGAGCGCGCCGCAAAGCGGGCCGAGGAACGGCGCAAGGCGCTCGGCACCGACGAGCTCGACAGGCAGGATGGAACGCTACATGGCCGGTGGTGCTCGACGCCCTGAGCGCGAAGAAGGCCGCGATCGCCCGGCCCGAGGACGTCGAGCCGTCATTGCCGCCTGCCCGCATCGACGACGCGGCATAGGGGAGGAAACGATGAACCGGACACGAGCGCACGAGCCGCCAAGGCAAACGAGCACCGCGACCCGCTATGCCCGCACTGCAACGCCGGGCGGCTGTTCCTGCACTTCCTCGATCACGACCCCGATAAAGGCTGGACCGCTGCGAACGGCGAGCGGTTGCCGTTCTGCTACACGACCGCCGATAGCGATGAACTGGTAATTCACACCGTGCTCGATTTCGGCGTCATCGATCTTCACCAGAAAGTTACGCGACCGGCGGGTCGACGCGTCCGCCCGAGGAAATATTCCATGCGGGTGTGGATCGCAGCGCTCGGCGAGGTCGTGTTCGACAGCGACGACGGCGGCAACATCCGCCGCCCGGGCAAATGGCAGCGCACCTTGGCGGCGATCGTCGCGCAGTTTGAGGACAGATACGGAAAAGTGCCCGCCCCCCTCCTCAAGTCGCTACAGCCGCACGGCGGGGCGAGCGTGCATTAAACGGACTTTCCCCACGTGCGGTCGGAAATCGTGTTGCGTCAAACGGGTTTAACACCGCCGGTTCTGCGCGCTGAGCCCGCCGGGTTTTAAACAACCGCGACGCGCCGTGACTGTGAATAAACCCTTCACAAAATATGGTATAAGCCCGCGCGCGACGACCACAAAACGGAAGCGATTCGCAGGCAATATGGACGGGGCTCAGCGACGACCAATGGGCGACGATCAAAGCCGGAGCGACGGGCGCTTGCTGAAACCGTGGCGCGCTTGGTGCCGCGCGATCAAGTGCTGCCGCTCGTGGCGTGCGCTTTCAGCGGCGGTTTTGCCGACATTTTGGCCGCAAGCGCGGATACCGGAGGCGCGACGGCTTTGGTCGAGGTCGTCAACGCGCAATTGCGGCGATCTGGCTTGGAGATCGTTCGCGGTACGGCGGAACTGATGACAGGCCGTCGCCGCTTCGAAACGCGTGACGAAGCTGGCCGTCTCGTCGCGGTGATCGACGTCTTGCCGACCGAGGCAGCGGACGGCGAGCGGCGCACCCTCGAGCTCTCGGCGGATGTTCCCGGCGTCAGCGTGCGCGTCGCGATCTTTCACCCGGCGGTCGAGCTCCGCAGAAGCCCCGGCTCGCAGCGGCCTGATCGCCGGAACCGCGCGGGCAAGCGGCCCAAACGGGGGTACCTGAAATGAAGACGCTCAGCGACCTGACTGAAGCCGAATGGCCAGACTGCTAGGGATCCAGAACGGGCTGGTCCCTGCCGGAAGAACCCAGACGCTAAGCAGATTTATCAGAAGTCCTACAATTAGCGAAATTAAACATAGATACAAAACCCGCCAGAAGTGCTGAGAATTTATAGTTTTGCTTTTTCGTGATGGCTTTTGATGTCGTCGCGGAATTGCCAATTGGCAACCAACTTTACAGCCAACCATGCTATCATGGCAGGTAAAACGCCTGACACTTTTGCTGCAACTGCAACGGTGAAGAAAAGGCCTTTCCAAAATTCCCGTAATATTAGGGTTAATCTTTTTTGCATCGCCAACGTTTCTATCTTGAGGTAATCCAAGTTTTTTTGTAAGGCAATCGAGAAACCATTTGACAATACAGATTCCCAGGCCGCACGACAGCGCAAGTCCTATTAGCCATATTACGATAATAATAATTCGCCAGTCCCATCCAGCGCCCCGTTCAAGCCCTCGAACTTCTCAGCTCCGCGCCCGGCGATGGCCCGGTGTTGCGCCCCGGTCAATTGCCCGTTCATGACCCGGCATCATGCACTCGCGTAGGAACCGCAGGGAAGGCGCACGGCATTGGCCGCGCATCGTCGGAAGCGGCAGAGAATTTCAGCCAAGCATGGGACAACGCCGAGCCCGCTGGCCGGACCGGATTTGAAACCGGAAGTTCCACGGGCGGATTGAGCCCCTGGCCCGGCTTTCGGGGCTCCGCTGGCCGCATGCGATCTACGTCGGGTCGGGTCGCGGCTTTCGCTCACCCACGAGCCCCAGCAGAACGCCCCGCTGGCGATCGGATCATCATCGCACGGTGCGAGCATGATAAACTCCGCCGCCGTGACGGCATCCCCCCGCCGTTGCATGCAAACGTTGCGTGGCTATCATGAGGGACGCGATGCCTCACCTTACGATCGCCCAAGCGGGCCAAGGTCAGCGGGCGCAATCGGACAACGATCTTTCGCGCGATCAAAGACGGGCGGCTGTCGTCAACCGCGAACGGGTCGGGTGCGCCGCGCATCGAGCGCTCCGAATTGGAGCGGGTGTTTCCTGCAACAGAGGCGGCGCACAAGGGCAAAGCGACACTTCGCACAGTGCGGAGTTTGTTGCAGGTCGAGCGCGAGAAAAGTGCAGCATTGGAGCGGCAGATCGACGATTTGCGGCGGGCGGCTGGACGCCAGCGAGGCCGAGCGGGGCAACGTGGCGCAACAGTTGACCGCACTATTGACCGATCAGCGCCCCGCGCGGCGGTCCATGGTGGCCGTGGCGGCGAGCGTAACGGATAAACGTAGTTGCACGGTGTTCACTACGGGTATCCTGTAACGGATGAGGACACCCTGCATCGAATGCGGCGGGCCAGCGATCTTCGATGCCGTCGGCGGGCGGTTGCTCGACTTGCTATGCCCGCGAGCTGCGGCGTCCGGCACCGGCATAAGCTACTGGTCTGCGCTTGTTGCGGGACGGCATTCACCGCGCCGCGCCGCGACGCCCGCTATTGCTCGACGGCTTGTCGGCAGAAGGCATATCGGCAGGCGCGCGACGCACGGAAAGTAGCTGGGAGGGGAAGAAACGATGACCACACCCATCGACGACACCTTCATCAAGCGGATCTGGTATGAGCTCGACGGGGCCGACCACGAGGACATGGAGACCGCCAGCGGCGAGGTAATGGCAGAGGTCAATAAGCGGCCGAATGCATCTGTCAGGACCGCTCCACGCCGTCAGCTTTGCAGCGTTCAAAGCTGGCTTCCACGCCGGGCAGCGCTACGAGCGAATGATGACCAGCCCCAAAGAAGGTGATGAGGCGTTGCACTGACCCCCCTCTTATCAATCGCCGGATCGCCCAAGCCGCAGATCGCGTCATAAGCAAACTTTGTCGGTTAGGACGCCCCAGAATCTGGGGTCGGCCCGGCCCTGGGCGGTCGCGTGATCCGTGATCCCGTCCTGGCAAAAGGTGCAGCCATGATGGCTATCCCCTTCACCAATGCCCGTTTCTGCCGGTCGGCCCAAAAAGGGTTCCACGCTGGAACCCTTTCCCGAACGTAGGGATCGCTACGTTTAAACACGAACCATTATCGCACCGTACGATAATGGTCCCCCGGCATCTTGTGCGCGCGCCGCGTTTGCGCCACTCTCGGGGCCAAGAACAGAAGAACATGCGGAGCGCCGTCAGGCCGCAAGGCCGTTGATCGCGCTTGTCAGCCTCTCGCGCCGCCAACTTGGGCGGCACCGAACGGAGATCCCCGTTCCGTTGGGAGTGCTGCGCTATGGCTACCCGTACCGTCAATCCTGAGCAACTGCGCGCCCGGTTCCGCGAGGCGCGGCGGATGCCGCAATACCTCGAAATACGCGATCAGGTGCGGCTCGCGCTGAGGCAGGCGAGCGACGAGATGGACTCGTCCGAGGGCGGCGACAGCAACGCCGAATTGCAAGCGTTGTTCGCTGCGCTGAAGGGATTGCTCGACCAGATCGACGAGAAGATCACCCGTCAGGCGACGATCGATGACGTCGAGCGCCGGGCGTCGGGAAACGCCGATCGGCGGCGACGTCGGCGACCGGCAGTGGAACCAGCGGTTGGTCGGTTACTCGTTGCGCAAGGCGATTATTGGCAGCCTCGGGCCGCAATTCGCAGGCAATGTCGATTGGGGGGCCGAGCGCGAGACGTCGGCGGAATTGGCGCGCCGGTCGGAGCGGCAGCCAGCCGGGTTTCTGGTGCCGCGCGCGGCGTTCTCGGTGCGCGTCGCCGACGCGAGCCCGGACCTGCTGCGGATGGCGGGCATCGAGCGCCGCGTGGTCTCCGTGACATTACCGGCGACGGGCCCCGGCTCGAACATCATCGCCGAAAACCTGATGGCCGATCAGTTCATCGACGCGTTGCGCGCTCAGGTCGCGGTCAAGCAGATGGGCGCGCGGATTATCGGCAACCTGGTCGGCAACATCCACCTGCCGCGGCTGAAGGATACCGTCGTCACCGGCTGGTTTGCCGACAACACGAACCTGCCGACGACCGATGAGAGCTTCGATCAGGTCTCGTTCACGCCGAAGCACTGCGGGGCGATCGCCGAATATTCGCGAAACGTGCTGCTTCAGAGCTCGCCCGACATTGAATCCGTCCTCAGAATGGACTTTGCCAAGGTGCTGGCGCAGGCGGTCGATCGAGCCGCGATCAGCGGCACCGGCAACTTGGACCCGATGGGTATTGTCAGCGACCCGGCGACGCCGAACACCGGCGCGGCGGCCGGCAGTCAGTTACGATCAGTTGATCGATATCACGCACCTTCTCGCCGCGAATAATGCGCTCGACGGCGCGCTTGGGTGGATCGCCGACAGCCAGGCGCGGCGCGATTTGTTGAAGTTGAAGGACACAATGGAGAGGCCCTACGGGTTGGACCTGCTGTTTCAAGGTTACCCGTACGCCTTCACCAATCTCGCCGAGGTCAGCGGCACCAACCCGCACCCGATCGTGTTCGGCGCGTGGGATCAGCTCTGCATTGCCGAATGGTCATCGATCGATATCCTCACGAACCCCTACGGTGACGCCTACCAGCGCGGCGGCGTGCAGGTTCGCGCGGCGATGTCGATCGATATCAACCGCAGGCATGTCGAGAGTTTCGCGTTCGCGCTGACGACGACGATCACCACGCTGGCGGCGGCGGCAGCACCGGCCCCGGCACCGAGCCGCCGGGCGACGGCGTAAAAGACTTTGCCACACCGTGTGGCAAAGGTCCGATGACGATGATCGAGCGCCGCGCTCTCGCGATCGAGCTCCGTGCCGACGTCGCGGGCCGCAAGCTGGCGGGTTATGCGGCGACGTTCGGCACCCCGGCCGACATTGGCGGCTTCACCGAGACGATCCGCAGCGGGGCGTTTCGGGCGTCGCTGGCGAGCGGAAGCGACGTGCTGGCTCTGGTCGACCACGATCCCTCGAGGCTGCTGGCGCGCACGCGCAGCGGCACGCTGAGGCTATCTGAGGATGGGCGGGGCCTCGCCTTCGAGCTCGACGTCCCCGACACCCAGCTTGGCAATGACGTGCTCGAAATGACGCGGCGCAATGACGTCGGCGGCATGTCATTCGGCTTCCGTGTCGCCGCCGGGGGCGAGCACTGGCCGGATCGCGAGCATCGCGAGCTCCGCGCGGTCGAGCTCGTCGAGGTGTCGATCGTGCACAGCTTCCCGGCTTACAGCGGCACGAGCGTCAGCGCGCGGTC